TACCGGAGAAAGAAGGGAAGATCAAAGAGCACGCGGAAGTGGAGGAATTTCTAAATCCTAAATCTAATGTAGTAGTTTTATTAGATAACAATTTTTTGGCCTTACCTTCTCATATCAAGAAATTACAGAAATACATTGATAAGGGCTGGATAATGGATTTTAACCAGGGACTGGATGCCCGGCTTATAAATAAAGAAAATGCCAAGCTACTGGCCAGTATAAAACATAAAAGAATGGTAAGATTTGCCTGGGATAATATTAAAGACGAAAGCGAAATAATAAAAGGATTAGAACTTGTTATTAAGGCTGGGATCAGGCCCAGAAATATAACCGTATATATTCTAGCCGGTTTCGATACTACATTTGAAGAAGATCTTTATAGAATACAAAGACTAAGAGATATTAAAGATGAAAGAGGATCAATTAAACCATATGTTATGAATTATAATAATTCATTAAAAAGCAGGAAATATAAAGATTTTATGAGGTGGGTAAACAATCCCTGGATATTCAAATCCTGTGAATGGGAGGAATATAAAAAATGGAAGTAGCCAAAGGCGGATATAGAAAAGACTTGAAAAAATTCTTCAGATCAAAAATGGAAGCCAATATATGTCGATATTACATTTGGATAAAAATGCCCTGGCAATATGAGCCAAAGGAATTTGAATTTAAAGGGATAAAGAGAGGTACGAGATTCTATAAACCAGATTTCTATTTGCCGACTTTTGGTACTTGGATTGAAGTCAAAGGGTATTTCAGAAGAACGGATAAAATCAAACTAAGAAGATTTAAGAAGTATTATCCGGAGGAATTTAAAAAATTGGTATTCATAATACCTGATCCTTATGAGAGAAGTGTAAAGAATGGGGAATCGATTCAATTCTTATGTGATGATTTAGGTATTAAATTTGAGGATATAGAAAGCTATAAGGAAATAGAGAGCCAGGAAGGATTTATTCTTGGATGGGAATAAATTGACTAAATAAGGAGGTTAATATAAAATGAAAAGGATAGAAGTAAGATGCGCAAGATGTGGAAAAAAACTTTGCTTTCTATTGCCAGAATGCACCAGGGATGGGATTGCCAAAATAGAAATTAAATGTCCGAAGAACCGTTGCGGAGCGATAAATATAATTGATTATGAAAATCCGGATAGATTAATTATAAGGTTGAAGGAGGAATAACAATATGGACGAAAAACAATATGTAAATGATAAAGAGGGTCTAATGTTAAATCATGAGTATTCATATATCTATGAAAATCAACGATTTGAAATAACATTAAAAGATGTATTTAATAGAATGGTTTACGAAATGAACAAATCTGTAGAGCATTTTTCGCTTAGAAAAGAAAATTATAAATTTAAACTTTGTTTAAAGATTATTCCCCAAAATTTAAGAAAAGTGAAGAGATTGAAGGAATGAAAAATAAAAGAAATGAAAAAACTGATTTCGGAGATACAAAATGTCCTTATTGTGAAGGTCAGATTTGGAGTATATGGAAAGGCGAAAAGATAAAATGTCCTTGGTGTGGAAAGGAATTTATATCATCATCTATCATTCCTTTAAATTGCCCTGATGAACTATACCATCAGAGATTTCTCGAAATCAGTAACAAGGTGAAGGAATGAAAATAAGATTGTTTAATAGAAAAGAACGGAAAAGACCCGATTTTGAAGATATGATATGGGCTATAAAAATGTTGATGATGAGCGAAGAAGAAATAAAAAGAATGATTAAAAATTTTAGCAAGGCCGTATTGGAATTTAATAAACAATAAGAATTTTCAAAAGAAGGAGAAATATGAAAAAATTAAAATGGCATACCGAACAGCGAATAATTAATGATTTAATTCCCTATAAAGAGAACCCCAGAACGATGAGTGAAAAACAAAAAAATGATCTGGAAGAAAGTTTAAAAAGATTTAATCTTATGTCTATCCCGGTAATTAATAGCGATAATACTATCATATCCGGACACCAAAGAATGAAGATATTACAGCTAGTAGGCCGGGGTAAAGAAGAAATTGATGTAAGGGTCCCAAACAGAAAACTGACTAAAGATGAATTTAGAGAAGCAAATTTAAGGGAAAACAAAAATTTAGGCGGCTGGGATTGGGATATGCTGGCCAATTTCGATGAGGAATTATTATTAGATGTGGGATTTAACGAAGAGGAATTGGAAAATCCAACGTTCGAAACTACAGAAGATATAGAAAAAGAAGAAGATATAAGAGAATATAGAAGGGTACATATACTAATTTCTGTAGACGTAGATCATTATGACGAAATAAATAAGGAATTAGAGATAATAAGAAATAAGATAACCGGAAAGGGCGAATATGAACAGACGGCAAATTAAAACAGACAATTCCTATCTGAACAGCAAAATCAATTTAAGAATGAATCACTTACCGGATAAACAAAGCATAAAAGTGCTCGATTGCTTTGCTGGCCGGTCAAGGATATGGAAAGAAATAAAGAAAAAATCAAATAAAAATATAAACGTAATAGGGATTGATAGAATATCCTATGGAAGCACACTAAAAGGCGATAACATAAAATATTTAAAAGGGATGAATTTAAACAAATATGATATAATTGACCTGGATGCCTACGGAGTACCCTTTAGACAACTGGAAATAATATTCCGAAAAAAATACAAAGGAATATTATTTATAACTTTCATTCAAAGCATATTCGGCAGCTTGCCGGTAAAAATGTTAGAAAAAATAGGCTATACAAGAAAGATGATCAAGAAATGCCCTACAATATTTAACAGAAATAGCATAGAGAAATTTAAGCAATATCTGGCAATAAATGGTATTAAAAAAATAATAATAATCAATAAAAACAATAAAAAATATTTGTATATTCCATCTGTAACTATTGTGAAATAAGACTTTCCGTGATATAATAATTAAAAGGAAGGTTAAAATATGACCGATATTATCTATATACCAAAAGGAAAAGCGAGGGAATATAGCCCTTATTCCTTAAATATTTATAACGGGTGTGATCATAATTGCAAATACTGCTATGTAAAAACCATGCCTTTTATAAAACAAGTAACCAATGAAGAAATAAAACCGAAAGAAGATATTCTAAAAAAGTTAGAGAAACAGTTAAAAAAACAAGAAATAACCGAACAGGTGCTTTTATGCTTTATGGGTGATCCCTACTGTAAGGCCGATACAGAATATAAAACAACCCGGGATATATTAAAAATATTATTAAAATATGATATACCCACCGCAATATTATCTAAAGGCGGGGAAAGAATATTAAGGGATCTGGATTTATTTAAACAATTCAAAAGAATAAAGATAGGCGCTACCCTAACACTACTAGACGAAAAAGAAAGCCTATATTATGAACCGGGGGCAGCACTACCCAGGGAAAGGATAAAAGTATTAGGAATATTACACAATGAGGGAATAAAAACATGGGTGAGTTTTGAACCTGTTATTAAACCATTAACGACATACCAATTATTAGAACTAAGTTATCCTTTTATCGATCAATACAAAGTAGGCAAAATGAATCATTATCAACTACCATATCAAATAGACTGGCGGGAATTCGGCAATACAATAACACAAAGATTAATTGACCTTAAAGCGAATTTCTATATTAAAAAAGATTTATATAAATACATGAATATAAAATTGGATGATAGGTATATTGATCAGGACTATTTAACACTTAAGAAACCCAGAGTAAAAATAATGCCGGAAGAAAAAAAGGTATTACAGACTACTTTATTTTAAAAAGGAAGATTAGATTTTAAACAATTAAATATCGTAGAGCTCCAATTATAGAGAGCCAGATTAAAAAAGCAGAAATTGCTTATTTGATTTGGCTTTTTTGTTTTTAAAAGGACAAAAAGGACAGGAAACAGACAAAAAGGGCGATGAAAGTAAATGTCAAAAATATCAAAAGAGATTAAAGAACAAAAAATAGAAGCATTCCTTAAATCACTTGAAGGAGCAGTATCAATAACCGAAGCTTGCAAGGCGGCCAATATATCACGCAATACTATATGGGAATGGCGAAAAAAATCAAAAAGATTTGATAAGAAAGTAAATTCAATTATAGATAGCCGGACTCAGTCAGTTGAGGATGCTCTATTTTCAAGTGCTTTAAAAGGTAATGTAGCAGCCCAAATATTCTGGTTAAAGAATAGGGCCAAAGATAGATGGAAAGATAAATTCGAATATGATATACCCGGAGACATAAATGTAAAAGTGAAGGTTACTGAATGAATGTTAATGTACAGATTTCCAAAAAAGTCTTTAATGAAGTTTATATCCCTTATTTGGAAAATGTTATCAGGACGCAGATATTTTTCGGCGGCAGTTCTGCTGGGAAATCGGTATTTATTTCTCAAAGGTGCGTAATTGATCTTTTAGAAGGTGGTAGGAATTATCTTGTAATTAGGAATACGGCCAACACCCTGCGAACATCTGTATTCAATGAGATCAGAAAAGTTATTTCATTATTTACTCTGGAAAGATTATTCAGAATCAATAAAACTGAAATGACCATAACATGTGTTACCGGATACCAGATCCTTTTCCGGGGGCTGGACGATGCAGAAAAACTCAAATCTATAATACCGGAAAAAGGGGTCATTACCGATATCCTTATAGAAGAAGCAACCGAGACGAAAAGAGATGATGTTAAACAATTATATAAGAGATTAAGAGGTAAATCTAAAGTCTTAAAACGATTGACGCTATGTTTCAACCCTATTTTCCGGACCCACTGGATATTCAAGGAATATTTCAAGAATTGGGTAGAAGGCGGAACCGAATACCATGATGATAAATTATCGATCTTAAAAACAACCTACAAAGATAATTTAAGATTTTTAGAACAAGATGATATAGACGAATTAGAGAACGAACAAGATCCCTATTATAGAGAAGTTTATACCCTGGGGAACTGGGGAATTTTAGGGGATTTGATTTTCACCAATTGGAAGATCAAAGATCTTTCGGGAATTAAAAATACCTTTGGTATCTACTATAACGGGCTCGATTTTGGATTTGCAAATGATCCTACTGCAGCAGGAAGGCAGGCCATAAAAGGGAAGAAATTATATATATTGCAGGAATTATTATATGAACTTGGGTTAACTAATGATGTTATAGCATCAAGACTAAAACCGGATATTAAAAAAGAATATATAAGGTGCGATTCTTCTGAACCTAAATCAATAGCAGAATTGAGGACTTATGGTATAGAAGCTTTGCCAGCCCGGAAAGGTCCGGGAAGTGTCAATTTTGGTATTCAATACATGAGACAATTCGAAATTATAATTGATAGGCAATGCCAGAATGCAATAAACGAATTTCAATTATATCATTGGCAAAAAAATAAGAGTGGAGAAGTAATTAATACACCGGTGGATCGGGATAATCATTTTATGGATCAGGTTCGTTATGCCCTTAATGACAGGATTTTCGAGAAGGAAGAAGAAAAACCTTATAACGCCCAGGAACTGGGAATATTTTAAAAATAAAGGAAAGGAGAATATCATGAAGATAGAAGATATTTTAAAAATGCACGGCAAGGATTTTAAGAAATTAACAGAGATCTTATGTAAGGACCCAAAGGAAAGAGACGTTGAGTTATATGAGAAACAATATACCGGCGAACATACAATCAAAGAACGGGAAGATAAAGTTATCGGCAAGGGTGCAACATCGAAGATAATTACCCAGGCAAAAGAAGTCATCCAATATCAAAAGAAAATCGTCAATATGGCCGTATCTTTTTTATTCGGCGATCCAGTGAAATTAATATTAGGGAATAAAGAGGAAAAATACCAGGGGACCTTTTCTCTAATAGATGATATCTGGAAAAAAGACAAATTAGATTATTTCAATAAAAAGCTGGCGCGAAGATTATTTATAGAAACAAAGGTGGCCGAGCTCTGGTATACAATAATCGATAATGAAAATAACAAATATATTAAAGTGTCCCTACTATGTAAGAAAAATGGCGATGATATTTATATTCATTTTAACGAAAACGGAGATATGGATGCCTTTACCCGCCGGTATAAACTTGAAGATATTGACGGTAAAACTTATGAACATGTCGATATTTACACCGCTGGAAAATTTTACTATGGGATCAAAAAAACTGACTGGATAGTAGAAGAAAAAGACAATTTATTCAAGAAGATCCCAGTAATTTATTACGAACAGGATGAGCCGGAATGGACGAGTGTTCAAACTGAAATTGATAGAAGTGAAATGCTAATTTCTAAATTTGCCGATACAAATGATTATTTTGGAGCACCTCTATTAAAAATAAAGGGTAAACTGGCCAACCCCCCAGAGAAAGGGGAAGTAGGAAGGATGTTGCAATTTACTGGAGAAACCGATCCACAAGGCAAAACCGAGTATGGAGACGCCACATATTTAACCTGGAAGAACGCTCCGGAAGCAATAAAATTAGAATACGAGACTCTAAAAGATATTATATATTCTATAACTTCAACCCCCGATTTATCTTTTAATAACGTCAAAGGACTTACGAAAACCTCAGGAGAAGCCCTCAAATTCATTTTCATGGATGCTATTTTAAAAGCGAAAGACAAAGAAGAACTATTCGGAGAATCATTGACCAGGAGAATCAATTTATTAAAGGCAATATTATCTATAACTAATTTAAATGAAGCAAAGAATTTACAGGAGCTAGATATATCAATTAAATTCGGGAATATTCTACCTCAGGATATGTCGGAACTTATAAAAGCACTTTCAACAGCAAGAGCGGGCGATGTCATCATGAGCGAAAAGGAAGCAGTAAGACAAAATCCACTAGTAGAAGATTCAGAAGAAGATATCAAGAGACTGGAAGAAGAACGGGGAAAATTATCAAAATTAGGTGAATCGTATGAAGCATAACAGAATGAATCTTGCTGTAGTGGGTTGCGGAGTTATCGGGAATAGTCTCAGCGGACTATTGGAGGATTTGGGGCATATTGTCAAGAAACATGATCCGGCCAAAGGCTTTACTGATGATATTTCTAAATGTGAAATTGTGTTTGTTTGCGTACCCACCAAGGCCGATATGGAATTCGAAGATATTAGGACGGCATTAGGTTATATAAATTTAAAAAATAGAAAAGGAATAATCGCTATAAGATCTACTATAATTCCAGGAACGATAGATAATTTTATAAAATGGTATAAAAGAGAATTTGTCTACTTGCCAGAATTTTTAAGAGAACGGACAGCGTTCTTAGATGAAATCTGCCCTGATAAAATAATTGTAGGGACCAGAAAAAGAGAAGTATTCGAGATATTCAAAGGACTATTCGAGCGTGTGGTTGA